ACTTTCTATAATATAGTACTATGATATTGGGTTTAAATCATGTTGATGATTCCTCTTGAGTTAACAACTAGGTCTGGTAAGCCTAAAGGCACTGTAAAAGGTGCCAAATATCTGAGTATGGGATATTGGTGTTCACTACGTTTGGGGCGTAGATTAAGCAAGTTCGATTCTTACTACTCAGACCATTTAAAAAAAATAAAATCCCCCTAATTTTAAAGAACTCTAGCAATAGGGTTCTTTTTTAATGCTTACAAGCCAGTAGCAAAAAATAAATATGAAGGAGGGAATCCTTCTTAAACACAATAGTATAATCCTACTGGCTTTAATTTTATGAAAGTGAGGTGGCATTGATGAAATTAACTGAAAAGCAAAAGATATTTGTTAATGAGTATTTAGTGGATTTAAATGCCACTAGAGCTTATAAAGCTGCTTATCCAAACGTGAAAAAAGATGATACTGCAGCAGTAAATGGCAATAGATTGCTAAGAAATGCTAAGGTTAAAGAATATTTAGATGAGCGAATGAGGGAAAGAGAAAAAAGAACAGAAATAACTCAAGACAAAGTTTTAGAAGAGTTAGCAGCTATTGCCTTTAGTAATGGGTCTAAATATGCAAAAGTAATTGAAGAAACTGTCTATGATGAAAATGGGGAAGTTCTATTGGATTCTGATGGCAATATTGTCAAACAAAAAGTAGTTGACTTAGTTCTTACTGATGAACTATCAGAAACAGATAAAAAAGCTATAGCTAGTATCAAAAGAGGTAGAAATGGTATTGAAATATCTACATGCGATAAGGTTAGAGCTTTAGAACTTTTAGGTAAACATTTAGGCATGTTCAAAGAAAAGGTTGAGGTATCAGGTAATATAAACAATCCATATGAAGAATTAACAACAGAGCAGCTATTGAAATTAGCTAGTGATAAAGATGGATAAAAAGTTAATACAGTTAGGAGCTAAATGTGAACTTGCAAGACGTGAGTTCTTTTTTTACTGTAATTTAAAGGCTCCTGATTTTTATAAACTTGATAGAAAATACCTCATAGAACTTTGCAATGACTTCCAGGAGTTCTATGAATCAGATGACCAAGTGCTTATAGTCAATGAACCTCCTAGACATGGAAAGTCAAGAACAGCAGGACTATTTGTTGAATGGGTACTTGGGAAAAATCAGAAAGAAAAAATAATGACTGGTTCATACAATGAAACTCTTTCAACAATGTTTTCTAAGAATGTCAGAAATAGCATTCAAGAAGAAAAGGCTGATAAATACAAAGCAGTTTATAGTGACATCTTTCCAGGAGTAAAAATTAAACGTGGTGATGGAGCTATGAATCTTTGGAGTTTAGAAGGTGGATATAATAATTACTTAGCTACCTCTCCAACAGGAACAGCTACAGGTTTTGGAGCTAGCTTAATGATTATAGATGACCTTATCAAAAATGCTGAAGAAGCTAATAATGCAAATGTACTAGAAAAGCATTGGGATTGGTTCACGAATACAATGCTTTCAAGACTTGAGGAGGGTGGAAAGATAATTGTTATTATGACCAGATGGCATAGTGATGATTTAGCTGGAAAAGTTCTTGAATGGTGCAAGGAAAAAGCTAAAAAATATAGGCATATAAGCATGAAAGCTATTCAAGATGAAAATAATCATGAAATGCTTTGCTCTGATGTTCTTAGTTATGAATCAGCTATGGATAAAAAATCAGCTATGGGTGCTGATATATTTTCAGCAAACTATCAGCAAGAGCCTATTGACATCAAGGGAAGGCTTTATGGAAGTTTCAAAACTTATGATAAGCTTCCAGTAGATGATGAGGGAAATAGCTTGTTTGAAGGTATCTATTCATATACAGATACAGCAGATGAGGGAACAGATTATCTATGTACTATTATTTGGGGCGTGTATATGAAAGAAGCTTATATACTTGATATCTATTATACACAAGAACCTATGGCAAAGACAGAGCCTGAAACAGCCAAGAGGATTTATGAATTTAAAGTTAATAGAGGAAGAATAGAATCAAATAATGGTGGTTCAGGATTTGCAAGAAATGTAGTTAGGATTTTATTAGAAAAATATAATAGCAATCAAGCAGTAATAAAGTGGTTTCATCAATCTAAGAATAAAAAAGCTAGAATTATTTCAAATTCAACATGGGTTATGGAGCATATCTATTACCCAAGAAATTGGAAAGATAAATGGCCAGAATATTATATGGCCATGGTCAAGTATCAAAGAGAAGGTGAAAACAAACATGATGATGCACCAGATGCAACAACAGGAGTTGTTGAAACTATGTATCTATTAGGTTATCAATAGGAGAGTGATATAGATGTTTAAAAAAATAAAACAGGGGGTGAGAAACATGCTAAGAAGCTTTTTACAGATACAAGAGGCTCAACCAACTAGCTTTACGGTCCATGAGTTGATGGACTATAAAGGTAATGCTTTCAAGAACAATATTTGGTATAGGGGAGATTCATACGAATTAGACCAACTATATAAACAAATTCAAAATACTAATTGCAGCTTTTGGGGTTCAGTTCCTACTCCTGGAATGGAAATAATCAAAAAGCATACAGGACTTCCAAAGATAATAGTTAATACCTTATCAAGTATAGTCTTAAGTGATTTAAACAACATAGAATTTAAAAATGTTGAAAAGAATGACCTTTGGGAAAGTATTGTAAAAGAGAACAAATTGTATAAACAATTAGAAAAAGCCACAAAGAAAGCCCTCGTTGTTGGAGATGGAGCATTTAAGATTTCTTTTGACCCTCAAATATCACAATTGCCTATCATAGAATTTTATAGTGGTGAAAACATTGATATCAACTATGATAGAGGAAGAATAAAAGAAATAGTGTTCCATGTGCAATATACAGTCAATAGAGCAGTGTATGTGTTACATGAAACATATGGTTTTGGATATGTTATGTATAAGCTATATAAGGGCAATAGTGAAGTGCCTTTGAACAGTATTCCCCAAACAACTAATTTAGTTAATATAACATTTGATAAAAGTTTTTGCATGGCAGTCCCTTATATCATATTTGAGAGTGATAAATGGGAAGGTAGAGGACAAAGTATATTTGATGGAAAAATAGATAGCTTTGATAGTCTAGATGAATCATGGTCACAGTGGATGGAAGCATTAAGGGCTGGAAGAGCAAAGACTTATGTTCCAGAGTGTTTACTTCCTAGAGATTATACAACTGGCGAGGTACTAAAGCCTAACTATTTTGATAATAGATACATTAAGACGGATAGTCCCTTAAGTGAAAATGCTAATTACAAGATAGATACAGAACAACCAGTTATTCCTACAGAAAACTATATCCAAACTTATATAACTGCTTTAGATTTGTGCCTACAAGGACTAATAAGTCCCTCTACATTAGGAATAGACACAAAGAAACTAGATAATGCAGAGGCACAAAGGGAAAAAGAAAAGACTACTCTATATACAAGAAATGCTATTATAGAGGCTATTTCTGAAATGCTTCCAAGGTTGGTTGATGTAATATTCAAAGCATACAATACATGGCTCAATAAACCTATAGAAAATACTGAGATAACAGTTTCATTTGGAGGATATGCTAATCCAAGCTTTGAAGCAGTAGTTGAAACATTATCTAATCCTAATACACCTATGTCAATTGAAGCTAAAGTTGAAGAAATGTGGGGAGATACAAAAGATGATGAGTGGAAAGCTAATGAAGTGAGGCTTATTAAGGAGCAGTCAGGGATTGTTACATTAGATGAACCTAAAGCTAATCTTGAAGGTGCTTTAGATGAATAAGGATTATGATGTTGTAGGTGCTTTCCAAAGGATAGAAGAGGAACTTATAAATTCTATGCTTAGAAATTATAAAAGGCACAGAGCATGGGAAAAAGAAGAAGGGTTCAACTGGAACATGTGGCAAGCAGAACAATTGAAGTCTTTGCAAGCATATAGAAAGAATAATAAAAGTAAATTTTCAACATATTTCAGTACAATAAATGATGAAGTTGAAGAAATGATAAAGAAATCATATGCAGCAGGCAACATGGACCAAGAGATAAAAATATTAAAAGCTATAAAAAGAGGATATGAACCTTTTAGTATTTCTGAAAAAGTTAGAGAATTTATACAGGAATACAAAGGGAAGCCTTTAAAAGATATAGCTGGGGATATTATTTCTAGAATTAAAGGAGAAAAAGTAGCTGAATTTAATGGAGAATTTTTTAAAATTAATGACAGAAAACTCAATGCTCTTTTAAAAGCAACTAAAGAAGATTTTTCAAAAGCTGAGATAGCAATGCTTAGAAAAGCAAATGATGAATATAGAAAAACTATATTTAATGCACAAGTTTACGCCAATACTGGAGCTGGTACAATGGAACAGGCTGTGGATATGGCAACTAAAGACTTTCTCAGTAAAGGAATTAACTGCATAGAGTATAAAAATGGTGCCAGGGTTAACATAGTAGATTATGTTGCTATGGCACTTAGAACTGCTAATAAAAGAGCCTACCTTCAAGGCGAGGGAGCTAAGAGAGCAGAATGGGGAATACATACAGTCATTGTAACTAAAAGAGGCGGAGGTTGTCCTAAGTGTGTTCCATTTCAAGGGAAAGTTTTCATAGATGATGTGTGGAGTGGTGGTTCATCCAAAGATGGTGATTACCCTCTTCTTAGTGCAGCTATGAAAGCTGGGCTTTTCCATCCAAATTGTAAAGATACTTGCACAACATTTTTTCCTGGAATAAATACTGAGCCTAACCCTCCAAGCCAAGAGGAACAAAAAAAGTCTATTGAGATATACAATCTGCAACAAAAACAGAAATATGCAGAAAGAATGGTAAAAAAGTATAGCAACTTAGAAAAATATAGTGTAGATTATGAAAATAGAGAAAGATATAAAGCAAAAAGAAAGGAATGGGCACAAGTCAAACGAGAGTTAGAATATATGTCTAATAGATTTATTCCTGAATTTGGAGATAAGATAAATATCAATTTAGCTAATATAGAAATGGAATTTAAGAGAGTAAAAAATAGTAAATATAATATGTTCGCTGATGTTGATGCAACAACAAAAAATAAAGCTGTAAGACTTTATGAGAAGAAGTTAAGGAAAATTCAATATTCATTACCTAAAGGTTTTGAAATGCCAAATGTTGCAATTATTAATTTTGAGAAAGTAGGATTAAATCCAAATGCGATAGCTGGATATAATAGAGATACTAACATCATGTTTATTAATAATAAATATGATACTGAAAAGAAATCGCCAGTAATGAAGAAGAAATCGCCAGTAATGAAGAAGAAATCGCCAGTAATGAAGAAGAAATCGCCAGTAA